TTGACCATATAGATTGCCTTTCTTTGCCATTACATTAAACCTTGTTCTCTTAGCTTATCGGGTAGGGGTTTAGATAGTTCTTTTCTTAGTTTTTCAATTTCAATTTGTTTTAAATCAATCACAGTTTTTAAGGTATCGCATTCCTTACGCAATGTTTCAATAGTTTTTTCATCTTCATCATCACGCAATAATTTAGATATTGCATTGATTAAAAACCTTATATGATACATAGCCATAATTTTAACAGTAGTGAATAGTTTTATTTCTTTGTCTGTCATTAATGATGAGTATTTATTGTTTTCGTTTTTAGCAAAACCAGACCGTATCATTTCTGGATCTATTTTAGATATTAAATCAACATCAACATTGATGTAAGTATCTATCGTTTGCCATTCACCGTTTTTGAATAATCTTTTTAATTTATTGTAGTTTATCATAAATAATTATTGGGGGTCATTGCCATAGACTAACATTATAGTCAAAGTCATACACCCCCAAAACCGCTAGGTTTGTTGCAAGGACTTCTAGGTGAACACGCCAACTTATGTAAACTGCTAATATCACAGTACTCCATTGGTTTAGACCACGCCTTGACGAAAGATATTAAAATACCGAAGTTAAGGATACCTTGCTTCATTGGAATTACATTTAACATCTACCACAACAATTAACATAAGTTAATACTTCTGTCAATAGTTCTTTTTGAGTACCCCATTTTTTTGTGAATTCTTTTGGACTATAATGATAGCTGTCTTTACCTTGTCTATGATGTCTTGGACATAATGGTATAACTTCAAAATTACTAGCTTTACGACCCATACCTGTTTTATCTTTAATGTGGTGTAGTTCTGCGGGTGAATTAGGAAACCCCATTTTGCGACATATAATACATCCAAGATCAGCAATCTTGTTCATATGTTCTTTTTCGTGCTTGGTTTTAGTAGTTTTCATATAAAAAATCTTTTACATAAAAAGTTTTACTAAATTGTTTGGTAAGTTTTTTGATGTTTTTAGACGGTATAATCATTTGATCGCCTATCTCATCATCTGAAAATGACATAACGAATATATGGCTATCTTTAGTTTTTTTTAATAGATAACCACCCGTGTAGCACATAGTAGGTTTATCAGTTTCAGCGTCTTTTATTTTTTTCCATACGCAATCACTTGAAGCATCCTCCCACCAACAATCATACCAATCATACTCGTATTGTATTGGTTCTTCTTTTTTACGTTTTTTGTACGCCATAATGTTTTGCTTCTTTCATTTGACTTATGGTTTTAGTTTTCCAAGTTTCAAAATTAATTTCAACAATACGTTTTTCCCAATTCCATTTCGCTTCTTCTTTGACCGCCGTTGCAAGTGCCTCAATATGTTGTTTATATCTATCATCTGCTCTTGCCTCACGTTCCTGTGCATTTACGCTGTCTAGTTTACCTGTATTAGAGTTTATCATTTTTTCTTTCATCAGGGTAGCTAATAAAATCTTTCTAGTATGCTCTAATTTAGTTAAATTTGATTTAGCTTCTGCGTGTTTTTGTCCGATCATACGTAAATCGTGCATTTTCATTTCTAGTGTTTCGTCGTTCATAGATTAAACTCCTTTATATGTTTTGATTTGGCTCTTGCTATATTACAATGTTGTATAAAATTCATAACATCTTTACCTGTAGCTACAGGGAATACTTTTTTAGTATGTGGAAAATGGCCATACTTACGTTTAAACGTCCAACTTGCCCATCCCTCTTTGTATCCTTTTTGTTTTGCATAATAAACTAATTGTGCATAAAAGTTTTCTTTGTCTTGTGGGTTAGGTTTCATCTTGGGCAACTCAACTAATCTGCCTTGTTGTATCAATATCATTTTTTCTTTTTTAGTAGGTATGAATGCACAGTTAGGACAAGCGGGGTCTTCCTTAGTTGGTTTGTACACCGTATCACATTCAACACAAGTAAACGGTTGACGTTCAATAGGTTGTGGTTCTTTCTTTTTACGTTCTCTATCTACTGTTGTTTTCAATTCCCATTTAGGTACATCTTCTGGGAAACCGTGTTCATAGACACATCCACTATGATCTATGATTAATGTATCTTTCTTGTTTGGTGCGGGTCTTAAACTTCTACCTACCATTTGTAGATATAACGAATAAGATTTAGTTGGCCTTGCAATAATAACACAAGACACTTTTGGTTGATCCCACCCTTCCGTCAAGACCATACAGTTAGATAATACTTTAATCTCACCTTTGTTTAATTTTTCTAATTGTTGTTCTCGTTCTATTTCTGGCATTTCACCGTCAATGTGTCCACTTGGTATTCCATTTTGTTTAAATATGTTTGCAATGTATTTACTATGTTTTATAGATACAGCGAAAACTACAGTTGGCCTGTCTTCACCGTGTTTAATCCAATGAGAAACAATATCACCAACTAATTTAGGTGTGTTCATTTTTTTATCTAATGTAGATTTTTCATAATCACCCGCAACTATTCTAATATTTTGTAAGTCTGGTATTGTAGGTGCAACTATTCTGTTTGGTACTAAATAACCTTTTTCAGTTAATTCTTTAATATTTCCGCATTCAACAAGTTCTTGGTATATATTACCCAATCCTTTACCATCTGCTCTACAAGGTGTAGCAGTTAAACCAATAACAAAAGCGTCTGGGTATTTTGATATAAGTTTTTTAAATGATGCGGAGGTTGATCTATGCGCTTCGTCAATAATAATTAAACTAGCATTTGGTTTTATAAAATCATCACGATCTACTCTAGCATTAAAAGTTTGTATAGAAACAATTTGTATGTCTGCATAAACATTACCGCTTTTGTTGGCCATAATAACACCGTGTTTAATTTCAAACTCAGCTAACTTACGGCTACATTGCATTACAAGTTCTCGTCTATGTGCAACAAACAATCCAAAGTTTCCTTTATCTTTTGATTGTTCTAACATTGAAGAAGCAATAACAGTTTTACCGCTACCTGTAGGGGCAACAAGTAATATTTTTTTCTTACCTTTAAGAAATAACTGTCTTATATCAGTTATTGCTTTCTTTTGATAATCTCGTAGTAGGTTCATATCTTTTCCATATATCTCTTACTTGAAATAAAACTTCGCTTGGACTTTCTGGTGGCTTACAATGTTTAGCAAACTCTAATGCTTCTTGCTTTGCATAATCAAATGTTTCACCACGTAATCTTATTGAAATAAGCATTTTAACTAATTGTTCGTGTCTATCACCCTCACCACATCCATACTTTAATGAACCGCTATACTTACCTTGATAAGTAGAAGCGTCATAAGTATATTTTTTTCTTTCTGGTCTTTTTAAACCTAAACCCTCTTTTATTTCTTTCATTGTGTAAGGTTCTTGTGATGTACATTGTATAATCTTTACAGGGTATGGTTTGTTTTTATTATGATAAAAACCCGCAACTCTCATCACACGTGGTAAGTCTTTTACTTTAGGGTCTGAATTAAATTTTAAAGCTAATGCTTCTTGATACAAATTAAAACTTTCTAACGGCATATCTTTGACTATCCAATAACAATGATACTTGTTAGGACTTGTATTAACAACTAAACTAGGAATAACATCAAACTTAGTTGGAAGCGGTGTACCATCAAGATCAATGAATACTGCCCTTACTGATTTAATGTGTTGTGTAGTACGGCCAAACAAATCAGTTTCATTTACTGTAAAATATATACCCGCACCTTTTTGATTTAGTTCTGCTAATTCGTTAAAGTGTTGTTTGATTGAACCGTGTAATTGTTTAATTAATCTTTTGTTTCGCATTTTATCATCAAATGTTTGGAACGTATGATTGTTTCCAAAATAATCTAAAAACATAGAATAATGACTTTGTTCGCTAAAATTACTCACATCTATACCCAATAACTAATTTACCGTTTGGTGTGTACCATCCTTGATCTTTTACATCTGTTGATGAATAGTAAGATGATATTTGTTCTCTAATAACATCTGCCTGTTCCGTACAATTTTCATATTTAGTAGGATCAAAATTAAAATACATTTTTTCTAAATCACAAGTATTACAAGCAATTAAAAAATATATTATTTTAATCATCTTCGCTTAAACTTTCATCACTCCAACGCTTCTTAGCGCCTAATTTACCCGCTACTGATCTTTTACGTCTATTTTTAGCTTGTTCTTTTCGTTCTTCTTCTGCTTGAATACAATAAAGGTATGTAGTACCATCCTTGTCTTTTTTTTCTTCAAACAAATGTTTTATTTTAGGATAAATCTTTTCAATCTTTTCTGTTCTGCAATTTAACATTCTTGACATTACTTCGTAGTCAAATGGTATCTTATAACCACGCCAACAATGACAATATAAAAGCACATAAGCGCCCTGTTCTTCCAACGACAATTTCATACGGTTGGGATCTGAAATCCAATCACCCGCATAAAATTGGAACGCTGGACTTTGTTCGTCTGTAGTTGACTTACGCATTCGTTATAAATTTTAACTTTTTTTTAATATCATTTTTAAGCATTGACAATGCATTTTTTGGTTTAGTTGACATCTTTGTCCAAAATTTTAACTTGTCTAATGAATATATTATTAATACCATATGGGCATAATAATATCTTAAATATGTTTCTTGATTTTCGTCTTGTATTTCTTTAGGTACTTTTGCATATATTGCTTTTCTTAGTTTACTTTCTAATTGATCTGTTATACGCATCATATCGTTTTCTATTCTGTCAGTCATATATTCCTTCATTGTTATTGTTAAGTTTAGTTAATTTTATTTTTACCCCAGAAGTAAGGGCTAGTCAAGGACTATCTTGTGTGCAGTTGTAGATGTAGGTGTAGTTGAAGATGAAGATGAAGGGGATACTTTTGCCATTAGCAAAATGATGCGATTTTATGGCAATGCTATAGCAATGCTATGAATAAAGATGTGGCGGTAAACCTAACTAAAGATAACGAAGGGAAAAAAACCGCCACACCAAGACGCTATACTTTTACGCTAATCAGATAGATGCGCTACGCCTAGCGTTGAGGCGTAATTCTTAAATCTGGTCTAAGATATTCTATATCAAAATCACCCAATTTTGCAATTTGAAAAGCACGAAATGGAGGTATTACTTTCCATTTAGATACTGCTGGATGTGATATTCCAAGCATTCTAGATAAATTTTTACCGCCATATTTATTAATAACTTCTTGTTTTCTTTTCTTTGCTAATTCTAAATTACTCATTGTGGTATATTTGCAACAGTATTGTGTCTTAATTCCAACAGATAATTGGCTCTATCTTCGCATTGAATTGCCTCGTCTGTTAGCTTACAGATACATTCTGCTTTGTTATAATGTTGTGGAATAACACTAGATCTGTCAAGGTTTATTATTTCCTTGTCTAATCTTTTTTTCTTTGCTTGTAATTCCTCAACTAATTCATCTATTACACTTGCCATATATTTGTTCTATATTTGTTTTCTTAACTTATGTCAATATTTAACTTGACTATTGTTAATATATCATTTAACTGTAGTTAATCAATAGTAAATTAGTGAAAAAAGGAAAAAACATATGACAAGCATAATAGCAAGTGGCAATGAAACACCACGTTTTCCAAGCGTGTCCGCAGGTGTTCATAAGGCCAGATGTATTAAGGTTATAGATCTTGGTACACAAAAAAATGACTATCAAGGACAAATTAGTTGGAAACGTACCGTGTTAATCATTTGGGAAACACCAGAAGAACTTGATGGTGAAGGTAAACCAATGACAATAAGTAAGTTTTATAACTTATCTTTGCACGAAAAATCTAAGCTAAGTCAAGACTTAGTATCTTGGCGAGGAAGACCGTTTACTGAAACGGAAATCAAATCATTTGACATAAGTAAGTTGGCGGGTGTTGCCTGTATGTTAAATGTAATAGAAAAAAATGGTAAGTCAGTAATATCATCTGTAATGCCTTTAGCTAAAAATGATAAGGTTGTTGAACAAGTATTACCAACTGTAATCTTTAGTTTACAGGACTTTCAAAATGGTAAGAAAGAAACATTTAATCAGTTATCAGAAGGCATACGTAATATGATATTAAGATCAAGAGAACTACAGGATATGAACCAAGATCTAGGTGATGGTAATAACGGTAGTGATCTTAATGTTGGTGATGAAGCGATACCGTTTTAATGGAACTCACAAATATTTCTAACCTCCCTAAAGCGATTGAACGGGCAGTAAAGAATGATCCCTATGACAGTAGTGGTTCAAACATTTCAACTACCCGTTTGATTGCACCCCCTAGAATTAGGGTGTTAGAACAACGAAACTTTGATCTAATTAAAGAGGATGTATCTGATCGTATATTCTCTTTACTAGGTCAATCTGTGCATCATATTATTGAACGTGCTAAACTAAAGATAGATATATCTGAACGTAGATTGTTTTATAAAGATGATGCTATAACTAATGGATGGACTTTAAGTGGTCAGTTTGATTATCTAACTCGTGATGGTAATTTAATTGATTTTAAAGTTACATCTGCTTGGGCGGCGCTTGATGCTTTAACTAACGGTAAAGATGAATGGGAAAACCAATTAAATGTATTGGACTTCTTATGTCGTAAGAACCAAAAAGATTTGACTAGATATAAAAAAGAAATCAAAGTTAAATCATTATCTATTATGGCAATCTTGCGTGATTGGTCTAAACTAAAAGTTATGCAATCAGATAATTACCCACGTAAACAAGTTGTAATGATACCTGTACGTCGTTGGTCAGAAGAACAACAAGAGATCTACGTTAAGGCACGTATCAAATTACATCAAGACGCAGAACAATCTAAAGAATTGCCTATGTGTACAGCTAAAGAAAGATGGCGTAAAGAAGACAGCTATGCAGTTATGAAAGATAATAGAAAAACTGCTTGGCGTGTGTTTGCTACAAAAGAAGAAGCTGTACAATTCCTTATTAGTCAAAAGATGATTGAAGGTAAAGGATGTAGCATTGTATTTAGAAAAGGTGAAGATGTTAGATGTCAACACTATTGTCGTGTTAATGAATTCTGTAGTCACTTTATGAATGTAACTTTCTAATGGCAGATAAACCTAAAATAATCAGACCGTTTATTATGACTAAAGATCCTATGATACAGGAACTTTTACAAAAATTTTCTAAACGGTCTGATGAGGGAATGACAAACTATAGAGTAACAATGGTTCAAGCTACAAAACCATTACACAAATGGATTGATGACACACAAGAAGAACTTTGGGATGCCATTGTTTATTTAGAAAAAATTAAATCTCTCTTAACAAAACTCAATTAATTAATTTATTCCTATTAACTTCCTAATCTGTTAAAATATAGGTTATGGAAAAATTAACATTAAAAAATTTTATCAAATGATAAACGAAGGTACTTTACAGGAGGATGGGTATAATGAACAATACGCAGAAGAAGTCATTATCAGATCAAATCTTGGTAAAGGTTTATCAGAAGATTGGGAAGTATGCTCGTACTATGAGTTTGTGGGCGTGGCGCAAACAGGTTCACATAGAGTATTACAAATACAGGATAAAATATGATTAAATTTATGCTTGTTTTACAGATATGCCACACCGTAATTAACGTATGTTCGCCGCCAATAACTAACAATTTACACTACAATTCATATAAAGAATGTGCTATAAGTGGTTATCAAGAAAGCTATAAAATTATGAATGATTATAAAGAAAAAGATTTAGACAGATTTAGAACTGTTGTGAGTTTTTATTGCAAAGAGGTTAATGATGCCTAAAAGAAGATCCATCAAAAGAACTCAAACTGCTAACATATCTCATAATGTTATTGCTTATAAACTTGATGAAATTAAACAGATAGTCAATAAAAATTCTAAAGACATAGAAGAATTAAAAAAACAAATGGCTATGGGTACAGGTGGTATTAAAGCTGTATTTGTAATTGGTGCATTAGTGGCTATGTTCTTTACAATTTTTAAGGATTTTAGATTTTGGGGTAATTAAAGTGTGGCTAAATCTATTAACAATGGCTTTCAAAACAGGGGCGGATGTATATGCTAACAATCAAAGAACGAAAAAAGCTATCTCGGATGCAAAATTACAAACTGCGTTACGTATGGCTAAAGGTGAAATTGAGTATCAAGGTGCTATTCTTGAAAATCAAAAGTCTGATTGGAAAGACGAATTCATATTAATACTGTTAAGTATCCCTATCGTAATGTTAGGATTTGCGGTATGGTCAGATAATCCAGCGCATATGGAAAAGATGAAATTATTTTTTGAGTATTTTTCTGATCTTCCATTTTGGTATCAGACAATTTTCGTGGGAGTAATTGCGAGTGTGTACGGTCTTAAAGCAACAGATCTAATCAAAAGGAAATAATATGAAAGAAGGTTATCATAAAACAAAGTCTGGTAAAGTAGCAAAAAAAGGTTTGTATTATTATATGAATAGAGCCAAAAAAAAAGGCACATCAAATCCTAAATCTAAATCAACAGTTGACCCTAAACAATATGCTAAAGCAAAAGCTGGGTTTCCTAAATTTGGAATGTAACAATGGTAGCTAAGAAATACCAAAACGAAGAAGGCGGATTAAACCAAGCAGGTAGAGATTACTTTAAACGTACAGAAGGATCTAATTTAAAAGCGCCTTTATCATCTGGTACTAATGCTAGACGTATATCATTTGCGGCTCGTTTTGGCGGTATGGATGGGCCAATGAAAGACAAGAATGGTAAACCTACTAGATTAGCTTTAGCGTTAAAAAAATGGGGCTTTGGAAGCAAAGAAGCGGCTCAAAACTTTGCTAATAAAAACAAAGCATAATGGAATATAACGAATTAAAAGAACGTATTAAAGAACACGAAGGATACAGAAATACCATTTACAAGGATAGTCTAGGTTTTGCCACAATAGGATATGGGCATTTAGTTACTCCAGAAGATCATTACAAAGAAGATATTGAGTACCCTAAATCTGAATTAGATGCACAATTTGAGGCAGATTTTCAAACAGCAAAAGCACATACTGAAAAATTAATTAATGACAACAATGTGGCAGAATTATTATTCAATGCCAAATGTGTCTTAATTGAGATGGTATTCCAACTTGGTGTTGGTGGTGTATCTAAATTTAAAAAGATGTGGTCTGCATTACAAGAACAAGATTACAATGAAGCATCAATACAAATGCTTGATAGTCGTTGGGCAAAGCAAACTCCTTCACGTGCTAACTCACTTGCACAGGTAATGAAAAGTTGCAATCTATAATAATTTCCTGTATAGATTGTATGTGATTATTCTTGAAGATATTATTGTAAACTACGAGAACAAAGAAGAAACACCAATATTAAAAGAAGTACATATTACTAATGGTGTTGTAGAATACATAGATCTAAAAGATAAAATTAAAAACCTAGAGGAATATATAGACGGTTCACCCGCTATTCATTATGACCCACAAAAGAATATTAGTTATTAGTGATCTTCACATACCGTATCATCATAAAGACGCTTTTGATTTTTTAAAAGAAATTAAGAAAGAATACAATCCAGACTTTGTGGTAAACATTGGTGATCTATTAGACTTCCACGCTATATCTATGCATTCTCACGATCCAGATTTATATTCTGCTGGTGATGAATTAAGAGTAGCACGTAAGTATATTAGAGAATTAGAAAGCATCTTTCCTAAAATGATTGAGGTAGAAAGTAATCATAGTAGTTTAGTGTATAGACGAGCATTAAAGTTTGGAATGTCTAAAGAGTTTCTTAAAGATTATGGTGAGTTTTTAGGTACTAAGAAATGGCAATGGATTGATGATTTAACTATTACAATGTCTAATGGACAAAGATGTTTCTTTACTCACGGTAGATCTGCTGACATATTAAAGGTATCACAAACAATGGGTATGTCTGCTGTACAAGGCCACTACCATACTAAGTTTTTAATATCTTGGTGGGCTAATCCAGACAATCTATTTTTTGGTATGAATGTAGGATGCCTCATAAATCAAAAGTCACTAGCTTTTCATTACGCAAAAAATTTTAAAACAAGATTTATATTAGGATGTGGTATTATTATAGACGGCATACCACGATTGTTGCCGCTTGTGCTTAATGAAAAAGGTAATTGGATTAAGAAATTAGTTTAATATTATTTCTTAAAAATATCTTTGTATGCGTCTTCCCAAAACTTAGTAATTTTTTTATTCCATTTGACAGCTTCTTTTTTCCAGTTGTCATAAGTGAATAAATCTTCCCAAGATTTTAACCAATTATCAAACATAGTTTACTCCTTTGTTATTAATATTGTAATGCTACACCTCTAATTCTAGCTTCTTTAGAACCTTGAGATTGGTTAGTAAAATTTATTCTGTATTTAAGTTGTGTTCCTGCTGTTACAGCTAAATCATTTACTTTAGCCATCTTAATACCAGTAGCAAAATTAGGTAATGCACTTAATGTAGCTGTACTCCAATTAGAACCATTGTCTGCTGAAAGTTCTAAAACCATATCTGTGTTTAATGCGTTAGTACCTGCATTATCTTGGTAAGTAATAATAGCACCCATACTAGATACACTTGATGGTGCAGTTATTGTTGTACCTGTGAAATTTCCTGTTGCTGAAACTTGTGCAACAGAACTATAGCTAGTTTCGTTTAAATCTGTAAAATCAGCACCATTAAAAGATAAAGAATAATAAGGTTGGTCTGCACCACTAGCGTCACCAAAAAGTAATATAAAACTTCCTGTACTTGGAAGATTTGTAGCAGTTATTTTAGCTTGTGAATGCGTAGTAAAAGGTGATGTGGTATTTGAAATACAACCTATAACTAAAGTATTTGTAGAGGCAGTATAGACAACTTGTACTCCAAAATTATCAGAACCATTATTTTGATAACCTCGAACTAAATAACTTGAACCACCAACATTTACTGAAGTATTGCTATTAGTCTGATTAACGCTAGTTTGATTTATATTTGCAATATTATTACTGTTATAAAATGTACTATTTAAAACAGTATTTAATTGAGCTGGAGCTACATTTCCCCATTCAGGTGAACCTGTTAAAAAGACATTGCTTGGATTTACTTGTCCTGCATAAGTAGTATCTGTTAAAATTATACCTGTATAACCCATATATGGGTGACCACCAATATTACCACTACTATTAACTGTAAAAACTCTTATTGCAAAATCTGAACTTAAATCAAAAACTTTATTTATAGCATAACCATCATAACTTACTGTTGTACTAACTCTGTCATTGGTATATCCGCTAGTCCAACCACCACTACTTAATGAACCTTGTTGATAAATTCTTAATCCAAATCCATTTATATTATCGTTAGAAAAAGCAGGTGCATTTGATACTGAACTTACATACTCACCACCATTTCTTTGAACATTAGTAGTCGTATCAATACCTGTAGCATCTTGGAATACATCTACAAACTGTGAGTTAGTATTGTAAGCACTTCTGTTTGCGTCACTAGCTTGTCTTAAAGCAAGTGTAGAAATATCATTGACAATTTTGTTATCGTCAAAAGATGTTGCGTGTTGAGATACACTTGATTGACTTATTCTTGCGTCTGCAAAAGTACCGCTTCCAATTCTTGAAGCATCAAAAGTACCTGTAGTTATTTTAGCGGTATCTAAAGC